AACACTTTGAAGAATGCCTCACGTAGGTATAAATAACCTGCACCATTTGGTAGTGTAAGTACATTATCTCCTGTGAAACTTTTCCCCATAGGTGTTAACATATAGAGTTGCTTTGCTAATGGAAGCACCATCTCCTCAAGCTTTGTTACAGTGTCTAAAGCAATGTATTTGTAAGGACAACCTTCGTCCTTGATTGCTTGGAACACTTCACTTAACTCTTGAAGATTGGTAGCCTTTACTTTCAAAGCTTCAACATAATCAGAGCCACTTTCAAGGTCAATGATTAAGCATCCTTCTAGTTGTGCCAAAGCTGTAGTTTTACCACACTTTGGTTGAGAGTACAAGAACAACTTTTTAGGGTTCTGACTCTCAGGTTTAATTGGTTTTTTCGGTAATATAATTGCCATTAGTACTTGTTTTACTATTAAAGTTACGAAATTTTGTTCAACTATTCAAGAACTCTTCGAGGGTTTTTTGATAATCATATTTAGCATCAAACCCTGTAAATTCTTTTGCTGGAGGTAATTCTTTAAACCTCAGAGTAGCACCATCAAACAGTAAACCTTTCTTGATATTAGCAGAACCATATCTATTTTTGAGGATAGAAAGGGATCTATAATTATCACCAAGGTATTCTGTATTGTAATCTTTGTGGGATTTAATCCCATATCTATCAGGAGCAAACAGACCAAGAACAACGTGACAATCTCGTTGGGTGATTTTGATATCACCTAAACCATCTAATGATGGTTCAAGCTTATCTTCAATACTATCACCCTTGACAGTGTACTGTTGCTTTTCTTTATCTGATGCTTGCTGTTGTATATTAACAACTGTAAAACCCCAATGCTTAGACATCTGCTTTCTGCAGTACTCTGTAGAATAGTGTTCGATAGTTTCATACCAACTCTTGAATTGCTTCTCTTGAGAGAGCAAAGAGATGTGATCCACTACTACTATTACATGTTCATTAGATGTGTTTTCATATCGTTCATATACATCAACACTCTCAATAACAGGAGTGCCATCAAGATTCAACACCTTACTTCCATCTTTGTTAGTCTTCTCAAATTGCTTAGGTATATAGTGATGCTTACCTACCTTTTCAGAGTAGGCTCTGCAATGCTTATAGATACCAAAAGGATTTGATACAGTGTCAATGATTTCAAGATTAGAGAAGAACTCTGTCATCTCGTGTTCATTGCTCTCTAACATAGAGATAATGTCAGGGTTGAGTTTTAGAGATTCGTCTACATTCTGTAAGATGTGCATGTTCAATCTTTTCTGATACTTTTCATTAGTAAAGAACAGCATGATTGAATCAAAGAATTCTTGTTTAGATTCTTCTAATGCAAACCACATTACTTTGTATTTGTAATTAGGATTCATCTTAGAATATAGATACGGGATAATTGCAAAAAGGAATTTACTAATCTGAGTTTTACCAACACCAGAGTTGGCAGTAACTAAGAATTGATTTCCCTTTTGGATAGCAGGTAGATACTTTGAGAATGCAGGTAGAAATGGTTTCAGAGGTATACCATTTACTATCCCACTTTTCTCTTGCTCATACAAATGCTCATAATTCTTTATGAGTTCTTGAACATTCATACTCACAGATTAATATCCTGTCTATTAGGTAGTAGGCCACTAGCTTCCTCATCTTCATACCAAATCTTCCAATCTCCATCACGGAAATAGTTTAGAATTGTTTTAGGGTGAGTGAGCTTCTTGTAATATTTAATTGTGCATGCTGCTAATCTTTCAACATCAACTCCCTCTGACATGAGTTTGATGAATTCTGCTTTAGCAGATGGGGTGTAGGACAAAACAGTGTATCTTGAGGTGCCAGAGTTGGCGAAAGTGGGGCAGCCATTTTGTTTTAGTACATGGATGAACTTCTCAAACATCTCCTTATCACTCTTCACTTTCATCTTTTCCTTCAACTCAACTACACCACTTGCTCCAATATCTCTCACCCATTTGTTACTAACAACAATCTTGTTGTTGACAACAGATATGTATCCATTATCCAGTAACCAGTTGTGTACGGAATCTATAGTCATAAATAAATTTTGGGTCAATTCTTTCTAGTGCTGTTTCTACATAACCCTCGTCAACTGTTCCCCTCATCCTGAATATATACAACTCAGGTGCCTCACTCCTCAATACCCTACCTAACACTTGACTACTACTTACAGATCCATTGTCAACTTGAACAAAGAATCCAGCATCAATACGTTGCAAATTTACACCCTCTCGGAACATTTTTACAGCAAATAATTTGTTAATTTTTTCAGAGTTGAAATCATTAATCATATCATCACCTTCGTTGCTACTTTGAGAGTGTATAATTGTCTCTGATGTACCCAGTTCCTCACATTGCTCAATATTAGTAGCAAAGCAAATGGTTCTTTTGTCAGCATACTCTGCCATGATCTGTTTGATCCTATCAGTTTTACACATACCAATGAACATCTTTCTTTCACCTGCTTTGTGTAGCCATCTATTCTTAGCGAATGGTTGTCTAATTGCAAAGTAAGTTTTCTTCAAGTATTCAATCTCATTGCTGAGTAGTTCATAGTACTCCTTCTGAGTGCACTTGATATGTAAAATGTAGTTCTTACCAGATAAGCTTTTTAGTGTGGTCCACATATCACTGTAGTCTACAACTATTGGCTCCAATCCTTCTGCTTTCTTACCACCCTTAGTCTTAGCATACACAAGGTTCCTTGTAGTATTATCTAAGCTACAATCTACAAGATAGATTTTAGGGCAAGGAAGAATACCAAGATTGATTGCATCTGATGTACTAATAGTCCACCAATGAGCACTACAACTATCACAATACAAACTCTTAATTACCTTCTTGACATCATCTTCAATAGTACCACTAAGGAAGATTGTCTTTCTGGTATTAATACTTCTAATGTGAGCAGCTCTAGAATCACTAACACTTCTATGGCACTCATCTAGAATCAATACATCACAGCTAGTGTCAGCATGTTTCTTCAATGAAGCATAGCAGAACAGTTCAACATCTTTCAAATCAATGTTGTGCTTCTGCATTTCTAGTTTCCAGTTCTCAATGTGTGAGGTTTCAGCACATACAATCTTAACTTTCCCACCAATTTCTTTGGCGGCAAGTAATGCAGATAAAGTTTTACCCACACCAGTGCCAAACTCAAGTATAAGATTGTCAACAGTATGAATAAGTTCACTACATTTCTTTTGAATATCATCTCTAGTCATTAATATCTCCATTTAACTTTTTGAACTTCACCACAATGCTTACATTTGAATTGATAAAAGTATTCATCTGTAACTTTATTGTGTGTACTATAATCCATTCGGAACGTATGATTACATTTCCTACGTTTATACAAACTGATAATATAATTAATTATCTTCTTTATCATTTTCTATTGGATTGTTTTTGATGTACTCCACTTGATCTCCAATCTCATCATCAAATTGCTCTCTTGCTGCTTCTAACATAGCAGGGATAGATGCAATAACAGCAGGTGGATCTGTAACAAATGATTTGGTTAGTTCATCAATTGCCTTACTTAATTCCATCATTAGATCTTCATCTTTATTGAACAACAATGTAATAGGATCACCAACCACTTTCAACAATTCATCATGTAAGTTTTTAGCATGATGTTTAACTTGTTGTCTGAAAGCAATTGTATCTTTTAAATCATCTAATGTTTCAATTAATGATTGTGATAGAACCAACGTTCTAAATAATGTTAGAGTATCTTTAATCTGTTTCTCTGTCATCTTCTTTTATTTTTAGCCCATAGGCTATGTTAATTAAACTCCATTGATCCTCTGCTAATACAGGATGATAACCTGCTCTTTCAAATACATCAATACAATACTTTCTCCATTCATCATGTGCATCAAAAGAAATGGTGAGAGCTGAATAACCCTCACCATATATATCTTCAATGCTTAACTCTGGACTTATACCAGCCAACTCTAATTGCTTATGAATTAGTTGTTGGATTGTTTTTTCTAGGTCTGCCACGTTTTCTTTTTGGTTGTTCTGTTGAAAGTTTATCATTCATCTTAGCTAAGATATCATCTGTAGAATCTAATAACTGTTGATAAGATGAGGTTTCTTCTTGCATTTTAAGTGTAATTTCTTTAGCACAATCAATTAAATCAGCATACTCTTTAAGAGATGAAAGAAGCATTGTTCTGGATTCATCTATATGC